GCGGAGTTCATGCTTGACACCGATCCGGGTAATGTAACAGTCCTCAGATTGAACCTGCTTGATCTGCTCGAAGGATTGAACCTCGAAGATGATTTTACAGAAGCGGCAATACATTCTCATGATCATGATTCAGCCTCCGAATCAATATGCCAGTCTGGAAGATTCTTGACTCTATTCGCCCTCATCCCGTTGAGGATCACGGATATGTTCTGTAATGCCTTGTTAGCGCGATCTAAGGCCACCGAATCGCCCTTCGGCACTCCGGCCCTCAAGATGGTGTGGTATCGCTCCTTGAGGGCTTCATCGGTCATCAGGGCGGTCAATAGATCATATTCAGCATGGCGGATATTTCGATAGCGGGTCGCTCGGTTTTCGCGGGGCATAGCCCCGCTAGGAGGGGCCGTCCCTACATAACAACGGCGTTGCTGCTGTTACCAGTTCACTACAATTCAGAGGTATAGGCAACCCCACGATCCCGCCGAACCCGATTCTCAAGGTTCTCGATTCGCTCAAGCGTCTAATAGTAGTAACAGACATGGGCGGGTGTGGTGGAGGGCCACCGGGATAGAGAGGATTAAGTCCGGGTTGGGTTGGTGTCCGGTCGGGTTGATCACACCATGATGACGGATTTGCTGATTTTGGGCGGTTTTGCTCTCATTTTGTCTGTCCTGATCCTGATCCACCGTTCAACCATGATGTTGATCGCCCAGCTGCTCGAAGAAATCGACGCTAGGGTCGCAGGTGCGATCAAAGCGGTCGTTCAAGACCTCCAGATTGAGGGAGTCGAACCCGTAAATCCGATCCAACAGCTTCTCATGGGATTTGTGGCCGAGAAAATGAATGCGGCGAAAGCCCCGCGCGATTTACAGGGGCAATTTGCCAGCGTCGTCGCGAATGACCCAGACTCTTCATAGTCCGACCGTTGATCCGCTAAAGTATGGCAAAGCGGAAGTCCAAGCGTCGAAAGTCACCGAAGACGATCAGCGTCCTCAACGTTCTGGAATCCCTGACGTATGCTAGTATCATCACCGAAGGCGTAGCTGGCACCTCAGTGTTCGGCCTGTTCGGTGATACCGATCTTGAACAGACCTCTGTCTATGATCAGGGCCTCGGCACTTCTTCGATGACGTGGGCTGGCGGATCTGCGCTGAGTCTGGGCGACATCATGAGCCAGCCGACTCAGGCTGTTTCGATCATGCAAACCAATTTTGCGAATAACTGGAAGAACATGGCTGTTGCCAGTTTCGTCACTGGAATCACATTCAAGTGGGGTCGTAGGTTGATGCGCAGACCAATCTCGAACATAAATCGCAACATAATGGCACCTTTGGGTGTTGGGATAAGGGTCTGAAATTATGGCTAACGTTCAGTCCTACGGGCAGCTCATTTCGCGATCAGGAGCCACAATTCCAATTTTCAACGCCGCAACAACCGAAGCTGCCGAGGATAACGTCCAGACAGATTTCAATTATGTCGGATCTGCACAAGATGTAGGCACCTACGGAAACCAATTAGGCCGTTTCGTTCTCTCTCGAGCTGGCTGGCTTTCAGAAACTGACGCCTCCTATGCATACATCAGATCGGCGGGCGTGATCAAGGCCGCCGTTCCGTTCGGATCTGGAAAAGATGGCGGCTGCACTCCGCTCCCCGCTCCTTTGCCATACCCGAAGGAATTGGAGTCCGGAGACCAGCTCATGTGCATGGCTAACGCCGTCACTGTGAGGATGGCTTCTCTATCGGTTGCCTGCTCAAATGGTGAATACCACGTGTTCACAGTCACCCCATCGGGATCAGGAGAACATGAGTTTGTCTCGATCTTGACCGGCAACGGGATCGGAACGACATTACAGGGAAGAGTATGCACTCATTGGATGGCAAACTCTGGAAACAACGACGCAGAATTGACGTCCTCGGTGATGCTGCTCGATGGATCAGGAATACCAACCGGATCTCTAGGATTCACCGCTTCCGGCGGCGCGACCTCGACACAGTATCAACCGTCGGGAGGATTACCCATACATCTCAACAGCCGCGCCGTTTTCAGGACTGACGGGTGATCCCGTTGGCTAAAGCAAGCAAAGCGGCGAAGGGCAGGGTTCGACGTGCCACTATGGGCGAGAAGGCTTCGATCAGGAAGGCTTCGCGTCTTCTGGCTGACTTTGATCTGATTACTCAAAAGCGTTACGAGGCCATCGTGAGGACGACCGAAGCCCGGAGATGATCCGATGTCCTACGGGAAATTCATTATCTCAAGCGGAGAAATACCGGCCTCCTCGGATGCGGCGAAACTATTTCCCGTCTTTTCTTCTGGACCTCGATGCACCGAGATTCAATTCATTCACTACTACGGTGGTGATGCAGACGAATACGCTCAATTGATCCTAGTCCCACCCACCGTCGTGATCAATGGGACGACTGGCCCGGGCGATCACCCCGGTTCAATTGCGATCACCCCGGTCGCCTACATGGTCGGCGGCGTCTATGCCGTCAACACTCCCGCCGCCCTCGGTGCGGATAACTCAGGGCGCGGACCTCCACGATTTCAACCGTTCACAGTGCCGCCTAATTATCAGATTGCGATTCAAATCGATACAGCAAACTCAGCGGCATGGTCTGTGACCGTCGGGGGCTTTGAGTTAGATGCCTAAAGCAAAGCCTGATCAGGTGATTGTTCACCGTATCGAGTTACAGGAGACAGAACGGGAGTTATTGTCAGGAATGACAGCTGCTTTTCAATTCAACAAAATAGCCGATCCACTTGTGAAACTCCTGAATGATGTGACCGGGACCGTGACAGTGCTGACCCTGCTGGCGGCCAGTGGACTTCTGGCGGGCGTGACGTTTGCCTTCATCTATGATCCCGATGCGTTCACTGATCCCATCGAGCAGTATCTCCAACAGTATAGAGAGGCGAAGGAGCTAGCGGACGAGGCTGGCGAAGTGTATGGATCAGCGGGGGGGCCTCTGAGGGGGCTGATCGATCTCATTGAATTACTCGGCGGCCGCAACCTTCCAGACTTCGGAGCGGGTTACGAACCCCCCTCCGGCGGCGGCGGATTTTGGGATTCTCAAGTTTCAGGCGTTCGCTTCAATGATCCAAACGTCTTTCTTAGCGAAGCATGGTTTTCACAGTTTGAAACGAACCCCCTTGCAACCTCGCCGCTATGGAACGAAGGAGTCCCAACCGGGCCAGTTCAAGAGAGCGGCGAATTTTGAGATTTTTCCGGAATTCGGATTAAGAGTCCCAGGCCCTTTACCTGAATCCGGAAACTAAGTCCAATCCTCTAATCCCCGTTGAGTGGTCTGCATCGCTAGCCTCACCGATCTCAACGCCGCTTCTCTCATGTGATCGAAGCGGGCAATCCCTGATCCGTCAAATGAGTCCGCTATGATAGCCCAATAGAAGATTTTCATCGGCGTATTGACCCTACCAACGTGAATCCACTTATCCAGCTCCTTCGCCTTCCGGCATATCGCCATCGCCGCCGGGGATTCTTTGAAGTGATTCGTGCCGCCGATGAAGACGCACTCGATCAGATCCCAAGGGACGCAATCAACGGACGCTCCATCTTGTGCGACATAGGCGCGTTTGTCTTCGAGTTCTAATTCATTGATCCAATAATGAAAGAGCACGGTGGTTGATCCAGAGTCGCCCAGATAATCGGGCATAACGATCCAGTCGCACAAGGGATCATGCTTGGCCTTGAGAGCCATCCTAACGAACGCGGGTTCATTGAATTCAGTAAAGGCCCCATTGTCGAGGCCGTAATGAATCACGTTCAGAGGATCAACCGCATACTGAGTCAAGGGCGTCCTCAATTGCATGATCGTCAGATCGGGGTTCTCTCTTCTGATCCCATGAATGGATGAGGACGACATATCGAGCATCGGTATCACTTGATCGCCTCCGCCGCTTTCGTGACCGCGCTACACTCTGGACAGTCGCTATCCATGATATGCCCGTAGCGCATCATGGTCACTCCCCCCTCACCCGTCACCACCATCTCAAGGGTTGAACCCTCATTCAATTCCAGCCATCTCACGGCCTGACATTTCGAGTTCGTGCATCGAAAGGTTCGGAAGCCCTTCTTCTTCATCTCGTCAGCAAACCAATCGAGAATCTTCTTCATTCGCTCTCCTCCTGATCGAGCGTAGGATCTCCCTGAGACTTCGATGACCAACGCTTCTTTGCCGCCGCCACTCTGGAGGATCGGACGAAGGTGGTCGAGTCGAACCCGATCAGACTGTCTTCGTGCTTCTTGATATTCGTCCGCTTTCGGTTCCTCCGCAGCTGTTCTTTGCGGATTGAAGACACTGGCCGGTATGCTGGATATTCAAGAATTGAGTCCGTCCTACTCCGCCCTCTGTTTCCGGACTTCCGGGTTAGCATGGCCTGCACCCGATGGTTGCACTTCCGACAAACCCGATCAAGGCGCTTTACTCCCCCCTCTGTCTCCCAGATCCACCAGTATTCACAACGTGAGCAGCACCACAGACCTCGCCTCATGCTGAATCACCTTCTCTGCGGAGTTCATGCTTGACACCGATCC